GGTATGGTTGGTAGTGATAAAGTGATTGTGTCACGAACTAATGTGAAGACGGGCTACGAAAAAGCGGTGTCCCGTGCACAAACCATATGGAACAATGAGAATATCAAAGTGACCCAAATTCTTCCAATGCTGGCAAATAAATGGGAGGATCGTCAACAATACATATCCGAACCCTTTTACGTTCAACCCAAAATTGACGGTGTTCGTCTACTTGTATCTAAAAATGGGTGTTTCTCACGAACTGGTAAACCCATCAAGGGAGTTGATCATCTTTCTAATGGACTCAGAGATGGTGAATGGTTAGATGGTGAGTGTTATGCACCTGATAAAACATTTGAAGAAATTACCAGTATATTCAAGACAAACCCCAAAGATCTTGAATTTCATATTTTTGATTACTTTGATCTTGAACGGCCAGAACTAACATTTGAAGAACGTATGGATTGTATTAGTATTGACACATTCCTGGTCAAAAGGAAATCCAGTGTGAAAACGTATCACGATCTTTTCATTTCACGTGGATATGAAGGTGTCATGATTAGAGATGCCAAGAGTACCTATGAAATTGGGAAGAGGAGCAACTATCTCCTCAAATATAAGGAGTTTCAGACCGAAGAGTATGAAATTGTTGGTGCAAAGACTGGTCATGGTAGGGATGCAAAGGCGGTCGTTTGGATGTGTAAAACCCAAGATGGTCAGGAGTTTAATGTGAGACCCGAGGGTACTATTAGTCAACGCGAAGAACAATACAAGAATTACAAGAAGTATATTGGAAAAATGCTCACAGTGCGTTTCCAAAACCTTACTAGTATGAAGGTACCACGTTTCCCAGTAGGTGTGGTGATTAGAGATTATGAATAATATATCATGTAATTATAGATGAATACGAAGATTGCTATCGATGTAGATGAAGTCCTTGTTCACTTTCTCAAACCCATGGCTAAATGGAAAGGTGTTGTATTACCTAAACAACCAAAGTATAATTATCTTTATAGAGAAGTTTTTAATTGCACAGAAAAAGAATCACAAAAAATACTCAATGAATTTTACTTTTCCGAAGATTTCAAAAACTTACAACCCATAAAGGGATCCCAATTTGCTATGCAGAACTTGAATAAAGTGTTTGATAGAATGTATATAGTCACGGGTCGTCAAGAAATTGTCCGAGAACCCACTGAACTTTGGATTGAACATTTCTTCCCCGGTATTTTTCATGATGTCATTCTCACAAATAGTTTTACGGAGAATGAAATCAAAAAAGTGGATGTATGCCGTGCTCTATCAATTGGGTGTATTATTGATGATAGTATGGGTACATGCAATGAATGTATGATTGGTGGTATAGAGGCTTTAAACTTTATCGGCGAGGAGACGTATCCATGGTGCGAAAAAAGTGAAATTAGTGTACCTGGTTGGGGAAAGAATTTAAAAAATTAATCAGTTGTTGATGTGTAGTATTCAACGTAAAGAATTACACGATCTTCATCGGACTTATTCTCCGCCCAATGAGGAATTCTACCATCTAAAATCACATGTTTTCCATCTTCCTCATTTACCATGCCAATTTTTTTATGATGAAGATAACACTCATTGGGACACTTGAGACCTAGATGATACGTGAACATATATTCTGGTCCAACACTATCAGTGTGCTCTTTTAATTGTACACCCCCTTTCATGAGAGCAAAACCAGCTATACGAATTCCCGGTATCTGAGAAAGTAATTTAAATGTTTCTGGACATTTCAAACAATTCCCTAATACTGGTTTACTTTCCCATATGATAGGCCAACTAATCCATTCATTCTGTACATGTGTTTGTCCACCTTTCAACCACCCACATTTACCAGAACTGTAATCCGTAACAATTTCATGAAGAATATCAGATCCTTCCCATTCACCTGTAGGTCTAGGTTTTTCACTTATGAATACATCTGTTGGTAAAGTGTCCAACTCCACACGAAGTGTTTTCCAGTGGTCTTTGAGCTCTTTAAGATGCATTTAATATATATGGGTATATTTTTTTAACCTTCTCTATGTGTATATTTTGAAAAGTTGCGAGACATTTCATACTCTGATATTGTATTCATCGTCGACGTCTAATCGATATATATATTATAAGAATAGCAACTATAGGTACAATAATAAATTCTGGATAAGAAAATAGATAGTCTATAATAATATTCGGATTACTTATTAAATAAGATATATCAATCCTGGTATAAATTTGAGTAATTGACATATTTATACCGTGACCCTGTGTAGCATGCCAATACCATGGAGGTATTAATAAACTATCACCTGGTTGAAGAGTTACTTTATATATTTTCATTTTGCTATGGTCTAACTTGAAAAATTCTTCCTTAGAATAATTAAAATTGTAAGCAAATGCACTATATTTATTAATATTTGGATTATCATAATTACTGAAAATGTAAACAGTTTTAGTTCCAAATAATTGATTTAATATGAAATCTGATGTAACGTGTATATGTAAGTCACTGGGATGATTTTTTCCGAAAAAAAGCATTAATGCTTTAACATCTCTAGGTTCTGTATTCGGATTTCGAAGTGCTTCGAGTAAGATTGGTAATTTTTGTTCAAAAAGATCCACTTCTGCGCAATATAGATAAGGTTTTTTGTTCGCTTTCCAGTGATTGAAAAGTTCTTTTATTGTACTCTGACCAACATCAGCATCCATACTTCGAGATTCTAATGTATCGTAAATTTCCACAGGTAGTATAGAATCACCAAACAACTGAATAACTTTATCTAATTCCATCTGTCTCGCAACTGGTTGATATAGTCCACGTATTACAACTGGCTTTTTGAAATCTTTTAATATAACATCTCTTTCTTTGGGTGTCATTTCATTATAGTTAAATTGTTGAAGTTCCAAATATGTACTCATCTACTATAGTTTTATATTTTATTTGTCTGCGTCATAATAACTCCAAGAAACAGCTGTGTATCTATACGTATCGGGTTCAGGTGCTGAAACCCTATGCGCGTGTGTCCAATATGGTGGAAATATAGCAACATCACCCTCATTTAGTTGAAAAGAAACATTTTGCCTCGGAAAAGTAAATACACCACCTTTATTATTGCTAAACGAATACACCAATGAAGAGGTTCGCACGAGTTTACTACCAGTATGCATATCTAGACCATCTTTATGTAATTTGGTCTCACCAAATACTTTCCTAAAGGCTATACGACAAGTGTACATAAACGGAATATCTACTAAAGTATCAATAATTTTATTAGTATATTTTTCGATAAGATCAGTTTCAATTTTCCAGGCCTTTATTTCGTCAGTTACATAATAATTATTTAAATAGTTATTATTTGCCCGGTCACAACATTTATCGTTCTTTTCTATAAAGTCTCTTACTTTTTCACATGTATCAGTTGGTATTAGATTCCTAAATATATATATATCATACTTACTGAAACGTTTATCAATATACATATACTTTTATAACTTTTATTCTTTAAAGGTTTAATTTTCCTTGTGAAGTTAATATTAACCACATCATACCTACACCTATTACACTCGTACCGGCTATTAGATTTGTAACCATAATAGACTTTTTACCACCGGGAGTCAAACCCAATATACCACCTAATAAAGTCATCGATGTAATGGAGCTGGCGAAAAACCCAAATAGATATAGTATGAGTTTTACATTATTTTCTATAAATAGAGATGGTAATGTATAAACAATACCCGAAAGACCAGATACACCATGAAATGTACCCATTGTATACGCACCTCGTTCGTTATCGGAAAAATTTTCACCTATTTTTGTAAGTTTTAAACGATCCCATAATGATTTAGAATCCCTTATATCACCATCTGCAAGGTGGACATGTGTAAACTCGTGAGTGTGAGCATCGACATGAGCTTCTGAACCAGATACAACTTCCATTGGTACACCATCTGACGGGTGTTGTACAATGGTCTCAATATCTGTTATATGCTGATTGATACGTAAATCTTTTTTCCGCCAGAAGTATAGATTAATAAGTGATATACAACCAAGTAGAATCATAAGTGAACCAACGATTATATCACTTACAGTGGAAATTGTATCGATTGGTATTTGACTTCTAAATAACATAAATATACCTGTCATAAAACCTAAACCAACCGTATGCCCTACACTCCATCTAAAACCTTGCATAGCTGTTTTTTTCAGGATTGCCACTTTCCCTTGACCACTTCCATGTTGACGCCTTTTTACACCGGAAACGAGTGCAACTACAGCAGTTACGTGATCGGGGCCTAATAATACATGTAATATACCAAGTAATAAAGCAAACCCAAAAATACCACAATTTGAATAACCATTCAAATTGGATAAACCACCCATATAAAGATAGAATACAATATATCTTTAAATGCCTTTTGAGAGATTACCTGGTAATTTCATATATTGGTTTAATATTGAATCAGAAAAACATGAAAAAATTAAACAAATGTTGCTACCGAAAATAGAGTTAGAAGAATCCGAGGCATCGGAAACTACAACAAATTATTTCCCACTTGGTTCTGATGCTTTCACGAATTACAGTAAAAGGCCATCATATATGTTAGATGATTTTATAACAAACACAATTGTATGGGATCCAGTAGATGATATGATAAAACGTAATAATGAAACAGATAATTATCAAATATCAATAGATAAATCTAAAATAGTAGAACATTGGTTTACAAGTTACAAGGTTGGTGATTTTTTCGAACGACATCACCATAAGGGATTTCCTACTATACCCTCAGGTGAAAATGAATATTACTATCCTACATTTTCATTTATTTATATTTTACAAGATGATAATCAAAAAAATTCAACCACATTCATAGACACAAACGCGTACATGTTTTCACCACATGTTGAAACAAGTATTCACACTAGTGACATTTGTGATATAAAAGAAGGTACTGTCATGATTTTCCCGGTACATTTAACACACGCTGTAAAAAAGAATGTAAAGGGGAAGAGAATAACTTTAGCTTATAACATTTCATCAACCTTTAAAAATCCTTAGGGTGTTTACAGTTATATCTTTTCCGAATTGTACCGAAAATTTCATTACCGTAATCTATAATTTTATATAACATGTTTACAATCTCATCATGCCTTTGTGGATCGAGAATGTATTGTCTAAGAATATCACCCCCCGTATTTGCAATCATTTCGTAAATATTTGAGATATCTCTCGTTTTTTCTAAAAGTTTTTCTTGACGCTGTAAAACATTCTTAAAATATATTTCATTCATATCATTTAGCATGTAAGATATTCGTAATTGAATGTTATTTATCGGTAATGTATCTAAATACATATTCTCACGTTCTACATAACGTACAACCGTTGCACATTCTAAAATATCATCACTTGCACCAACTCCTCGTAACTCTGTAAATGTTGGCATTCCACCACATGGAATGTCACCATGTTCACGGGACATAGAATTTTTTTTTTTAAATTCGATAAAATGTGGATTATGTATTCGACCAGTCTCTATTTCACCAGTTCGCCAGTTAAATGCAGTGTGACAGGAAATACACCACATCTGAGCACACCCACTTGTTTTGTGTATGACTGTACCACATTTGGGACATGATTTACTATCTTTATTTAGAAGTTTCATTGTTTTTACGGTTTCTGGGTTGCATTCGTGGTCATCTGTGAGTAATTCATTACAGTCTTTACAATATTGACACTCACATAGACCGCAATACCACTTTTCATTAAGAAAACCTTTACATTTTTCGATAGGACATTGACGCACAAAACGTCTAGCTTCATAATCTGTCAATGTCCCACCACTTCTGAGTTGATCAAGATTCTTGTATGTATTTTCCATATCTTTATAAAGTACCCTAACCTCACGTGGCATTGGAGCGTCGGTTTCAAATAACTGATATTTATTATGAAGTTCGAGGAGTTTTACTTTTTGTTGATGAATTATAAGACGAAGTCTTCTCATCTGTATGATTCGTTCAACTTCTGGTTGGGTTTCAGGCATGCGCGCTTTTTCTCTTTCAAATAGAATAGTCTCACGATGTTTTCTAAGATCAGTATTTCTAAAATACTGGGTACAAAATGAATCAACAAATTCACGATTCCACGCAGTCTTACATCCCATACAATGTGGATCTTCAAAGGAAGAAAGAATATATCGTTGTGAACAAGAGCGACAACTTGTTAAATCACAAAAAGGACACTCCACTTTTTTATGATTTATTTTATTTATCTTTTCACAACAAACATCACAATTTGTCATTAACTTAAAAGTAGATTATTTCTTTAAATTACAATTACTGAAAATCCACGAAACTGCTAATCATTTCACGTGCGTCATCTCTCTCGTAAATTGTTTGTGCAAAAAATAATGTCATGTCAGCCTGTCCATATGAGAAGTATGTACCCCTGTACTTCTCATATATACTTGTGAGTTCGTCTAAATTTGTGTCACACCACTGCTCAACATCTTCCTTCGTCATATCTCTATGGAGACCCCGTTCAATGAAGTCTGCAACTTCATCACTGAGAGGCATATCGGTCACTACGGTACAGTCGTCGTCGGGGTGATTCATTATCTTTTCTTAGTTTTAACAATTTTTGGTTCCGACTTAGCCTCCCTTTCTCTCAAAAGTCTTCTCTTTTCTGCGAGTTTGAGATTAAAAGCTATATTTGCTTTTATATTCCTCTTAGATTCAGCTTCTTTCTGTTTATTTATTAAAATACCTTTTTGTTTTACTTGTGCTTTTTTCCTATTTTCCATCATAGTTTTTTCATTCTTCACATTTAAAACTACATTAGATGGTTTAACAACATTATTCACATTTAAAACTATATTAGATGGTTTAACAACATTCTTTGTGTTTTCTTGTTCAGCTTCCCTTTGAATTCTATTAAGGTTATTAATAGTTTTAGCGGATTTAATTTTAGTTTTGTAGAATGTCTTCCTATTTGTCGATAACGTTTTTAATCTATTTATAGCACTATACTTAGAAGGGATCACATCTTCAATTATTTTTTGTTCTAATTGTTGCTCAAGGATTTTCATTCTTTCGTTGACGTCATCTTTTACATCCATTACACGACTCATATGTCCTTTCTTTTTTAGAGGTCCAACTTTACTACTCTCGATCCTGTTGCGGAGTTTTTGTTTTTTTAACAAATCTTCTTCAATTTCTTTTATTTTGGGTTCGGTTTGTGCATCATTTACTGCACCCTCCCACCCTCGTCGATACTGACCAGTTAAACCAGTAACAATTTTAGATATATTTACTTTTAATTGTTTCTTTAAAGTATACATTTTTACATCTTGATTAACAAGTGCTTTGATTGGTGTCGCGTTTGCACCACTTTGTTCAACTTGTTTAATATAGGACTGCTTTTGTTTGTTTGGTATATTTGCTTTCATGATGTAATTTTCGATATTTTTCGTAGATGCGAACTTCTTAGCGTTCTCTAAAATAGTTTTATTTTGAGAGTTGTTCCACTTTTTCATAAATGAAGATATATTATCATTTGTTAACCCATTGATTTTTTTCATGTTAAATTCTATTTCTTGTCGAATATTTAATTTCTTTTGATCACTTTTTCTGGATGTATTCAAGTTTCGTGCCTTTTTAATAACCACATTTTTGTTGTTTGTAGACAATTGATTCATCAGCGATTTTCTATTTTCACGAGTTAAATCACTCAAGCTCTGGAGTTCACTCGAAACATTTTTTAATTTTTGTTCTCTATTCGCTTTTTCTTGTAATCTAGAATTATTCAATTTTTTAGCTTCTTCTAGTACATTTTTAGAATTTACAGAACTCATTTTATTTATAAATTTAAGTCTCTCTTCGGGTGTCAATGTTTTTAAGGATTTCAACTTCGATTGTATTTCTATTTTAAACCTTTCAATATTCAATCTATTTTGTTTTACGTTTTTATTTATTTGCATTCTAATTGGTTTCGTGTTTACGTGTGCAACTTTGATTGCGGCTAAATATTTTTCCTTCTTAATTTGTGATAGGCTTAAATTTCTTATATATTCACGTAACGTCTCTTTATCTTTTTCGTTATCCTTATTCTTTTGAACTGTACTAATTAACAATTGGTCTATATTACCAGTTCCACTCTCAAAATTTTTCTTATATTCGTCCATTTCTGTATTTGTGAGATGTTTAAGAGCGTTTAAATGTACATTTAATCTTGTTTTATTGGTTATTTTTTTATTGGATATGGCCTTGATACGATTTTCTTCCCGGCGGCGTTCATCGTTTTCTCTATTCTTTCTTATAGAATCAGAGAGTCTACGCGCTTCATTTTTTAAAGCGTTGAAATTTGTAGTTGGACCGGTAACTTTACTTAACAGTGTATTTTTCTGATTCTTATTTAAATTATTTAAATCATTCAATAAAACGGTTAATTCAGTCTTTTTACGAGCGAAATTTTCATTTTTAGCCTTGATGTTATCATTTAACAATTTAACTTCTTTTTTGATGATGTTCATATTAGAATTGACATTAACTTTATTCAAGAAAAATTGTTTATTTTGTATACTCAATCGTTTATTTTCGAAAAAATTACGTAGATTTTTCCTTTTAATATTCACTAATTTAGAGTTCTTTTCCAGCTTTAACTTGTTAACTTCGTCCTTTAATTGTAGTACATTAGGGGTTTGACTGTTGTTATATTTTTTAAGAATGGTGGACCCATTAACACCTAATTGATTGATGTAGTTTGATAAATTTTTCTTTTGTTCTTTTCTAACTTTATAAACATTTTGAATATTCATTGATTTTTGTTGTAATTTTTCAATACTATTTGAATTGCTATCATATAATTTTAATATCCCATTTCTATTTACATTTGTTATATTTAATGGAAGCATAAAATCAATCAAAGATTTACGATTTTCATCTTTTTTATTTTGAATCCTCTTATTTAAAAGACGAGCCGCTTCATTTTGAACATTTGCTAATGAAATAGTATTATCTGAGTTAAATTTATTTAAAATCGAATTGACATCCAATTGATTTAACTTCAGGTTCGTAATATATTTGGAAAGTTCACCTCGATTTGTCAACCTTGTCTCAACTTTTCGTTTCATTACAAGGTTTTCAGCTTCAGCTTTCATCGATAGGAGAGTTTTATTATTGTTAGCGTTAAATAGACTTAGTATAGAGGTTTTATCATCACCACTGAGATTGATATTATTTAGGAAGTTATTCAGATCATTGCGGTTAGATATCCGTTTATTTGTTATTCTTTTTTTCATTAATTCCGATGCTTGATTTTTTAGATTTGTTAAAGATATATCAGCTTTATTGAATTTATTCATTAAACTATCTCTATCTGGTACATTCATACCCAAATTATTAATAAATTCGTATAATTCATTTCTATTTTTAGCTTTTTCATCCTGTTTACGTTTAAATCGCATAGACTCTCCGTTATTTAATACAGATTGTATAGTTACATTTTTTGTTTTAAACTTATTCAATAAAAATTGTTGATTTTCGGGGTGCATATTTTTGATTCGATTTTGCAACATTTGTGTATTCGAATTCCTTTTTGAACGTTTCCTATCCTCTTGGATTTGTTTAGCTGTGTTTTTATTTTTGTTCAAATTTATAATATTTTTATTTAAAATACCAATCTTATTATTATTTGTTAACATATTGAGAGTGTTGAGATACTTAGAAAGTTCATTTCGTAATTTCATGCGATTTTCTACATTTTTTTCGTTTTTTAATTGTTTGATTCTTCTGCGAATTTCAACTTCATTTTTAGGGTCGTTATTAAAAGTTTTGATTATGTTATTTTTTTCCGTTGCATTTATTTCGAGATTGTTCATATACTGTTTTAATGTATTTCGCCTTATTGTGAGCTTATCTGTCTCGATACTTTTAGCATTCTCTTTGACTTTATTCAAATTTGAAGTCGCATTAAAACTTCTTAGTGCCTGATTTACATCTGATTGATTAATATGTAAAGTGTTTAAATATTCTAAAAGTTCTTGTCTATTTGTATTTTTAGTTTGTTGATTACGTCGCATTTTTTCATTTTTAATATTACTCAATACGGTGCTTTGTGATTTTTTGTTACTATTAAAATTTGTTAAAAATGGTTTCATCATTTCATCGGTAAAATTTAATTTCTTCATTTCAATAATGAGTTCGTTTCTCAACTTCTCTTGTTGTTCTCTTAAACGCGATTGATCTTGATTCGTAGCAGATCGTTTAATCGTATTCCAGTTCGTAAAATAACCATTCAATTTATCTGTGATTTCAACTTTATTGTCCGCTGTTAAATGAGTCAATCTGTCTAGGTAATTCAGGAATTCACCTTCATCAATTGCAAATTGTTCTGCTTTTCTTTTAGCATTAAGAGTAGTAGCTCGCTTCTTCAACGAATTTACATTAGCATTCGTGTTATCGAAGTTGTCAACAAGTGATGTGATATTTTTATCTCCTAATTTCTGTTTTTTCAAGAAATTGATTAATTCCACCCTTTCACTAGATCTTTTTTGAGATCTTTTATTTACAACGTATTTGTTTATTCTAGCTTTAAGATTTTCTATTTTAGCTTTATTATTTCTAAATTCAGTAATATAAACAACCTTTTCTCCATTTGTTAAGCTTTTATTATTCATGTACGTTAAAAGATCATCATATTCCTTGTTACGTATTTCAGACCCCTTTGTTCTTATAAAAACATCAGCGTTAGCGAGTATTTTATTTATTGGAGTATTTAGATTAAAATTGGATAAGAATTGATTTTTATTGTTATTATTCAAACCCATTTCAGATAGACGTAGTTTTAATGCATTTTTATCCTTGATGCGTTTTTCTTCTATTCGTCCTTTTAGTATAAGATTCGCCATCTTCTTAGCTTCATTTATGTTTAAATTTTTATTTATAATATTTTGTTGATTCTTGTTATTAGTTAATCCAATGTCATTTGCATAAGCTTTGATGAAATTATTTTTTTGATTCTTATTATCACTTTTCTTTTTATCGGAGAATTTCTTTGCTTCATTCTTAATACCCTCTAAATCTTCCTTTTTCAATCTATTTATAAAACTATTTTTAGTCAAGTTATTTATATTTAGATTTTTCATATATTTTTCGAGATTTATAACATTACGATTTAACTTTTCACCCTTAGAAACAGATAACAAAATATTAGCTTCTTGTTTAATACCGTTAATTAATATAGTGTCATTCGCTTCAAATTTCTCAATTATGATTTGTTTTTCTTTATCACTGAGACCAATTGTTTTAATATATTCTACAATCTCATCTCTATTTTGGGCGCGTTGTTTGGATGTTATATTTTTTATTAAATTATTTAATTCTCTCTTTAATAAATCTTCATTTGCATTCAAAGTCAATTTAGTTATGAAAGCATTTTTATCTTGTTGAGACAAGGGAGCATCTTTCATATATTCTTTAAACTTTTCGATGGTTTTTGAAAGTTTCTGACTATTTAAATTTTTTACTATACTATTAATATTTTTACGTAAATTATCTAATTTCTTGTCACCCGAGTTAAATTTTCCAATTAGTATAGTTTTTTGATTTTTAGAAAGGTTTGTTTTTTCTAATATATTTTCAAGAGTTTGACGGTTTTTGGTTCGTTTTTCTCTATTTTTATTTTCTTTCATTTCATAGGCTTTATTTTTGACTCCATTGAATGTCAATTTATCATTTTTAAATGAATTTATGAGAATTAATTTTTCTTGGTTGACAATACCAATTTCATTCAAAATCTTATTCAAAGATGAAATGTCGCTATCCTTTTTAAATTTCTTTCGTTTGTTCGATAGTTCTAGTGCTCTTTGTTTATTTAATTTTCCATTGTTCATCAATTCTTTTTTGTCTTCATTTGTGAGGTTAGATAAAGAGGTTAAAAATGTTACGTATTCTTGCTGCTGTTTAGAGAGTGTATCATTGTTTCTAGTTTGTTTTAATAATTTAGCATCAGTAATCAACTTATTAATATTCTTATTACCATTTGCAAATTGTTTCATAATAATGAGTTTATTCGAATTATTTAGACCTAATTCATTTAATCGAGTTTTTAACATAGTTCGATTTGTTTCATTTGTCTGTTCAGCTGTTTTATTTTGTAAAATGACAGCCTCTCGTTTGATAGATTCAACATTGGCATTATTATTTTCTAAACGTTTTATAAAATCGTTTTTATTTTTTTGATTTATTTTTAATGGTGTCAAAAAGAATAATAAGTTTTTCTGAATAGTGTCCATTTTTTCATCTTTTCTAATCTGAACTAATTCCTCCGCCTTTTTTCTCATAAAGTTCAAATTCGATTTATTTGTTATTGACGCTACCAATACATTTTTATCATTATCATTTAATTTTACATTCATTATAAGCTTTCTATATTCATTTTTTTTGTCCGTAGTACGTTTTTGCGATTTTTCATTGTCTAATTTCATAGCTTCGGATATCAAACGTGTAATGTTTACATTTTCTGATTTAGTCCTTTCTAAAAACGAATTTTCTTCATTTTTGTTAAGTGACAGTGTTTCAAGTAAAGATTTCATACGATTATATTTGTCACTCTTGATATTAGAAGTGTCATTCGAAACCAATTTAGCTTGTTTTTTTAATAATTCTAAGTCTCCGATATCCATGCGACTTATAAACCCATTTAGTTGAGTTTTAGATATGTTTAAATCATCTAAAAAACTTAAGAATTCCCTTTCTTTTTCACTCACTCGCTCAGCCTCTGTGATTATATTTTTACGTTTAATGCCACCAAAATTTAATTTATTTATAAATTTTTTTTCACTTTTAAGTCCTAAACCTTTAATTTTACCGATAGCAAAATTAAGTGGGACGTTATTATTGGTGTTGACCACACTGTTGTTCCCGGTACCTGTGTTCTTGGTGTTTGGTTTAGCGTTGTTATTGATGATGTTGTTTCCAATACCCATGTTCTTGGTGTTGGGTTTATTGACCACATTGTTGACAACGTTGTTGCCGGTACCCGTGTTCTTGGTGTTGGGTTTAGCGTTGTTATTGATGATGTTGTTTCCAATACCCATGTTCTTGGTGTTGGGTTTATTGACCACATTGTTGACAACGTTGTTTCCAATACCCATGTTCTTGGTGTTTGGTTTGGTGATAGGTCCTTGCCCACCCGGGAAAGGAACACCACCACCATCGTTCTTGTAATACCCCAAACCCTCATTACCAGTCTTGAATACAAAACCAGGTTTTGCTTTGTTGAATTTATTAGCTTTTATAAAATTGTCGTTTTTTTTTTGACCCGAAAATAAACTACCAAAGAATGATTTTTGGGGTGCAGCAGCTACATTTCCACCCAAAAATTTGGGTTTACTCCCTTTCATAAAAATACTTCCCTTGGGAAATGAAACTCTAGTATTAGATTTCGAATTTGAAGATTGCTGCACAAAAGGTTTTGTGTTGTTGTTCAAACGATTGTTATTCACTGCTGTGTTGTTGTTCAAACGAGTGTTGTTGTTCACTGCTGTGTTGTTGTTCAAACGATTGTTATTCACTGCTGTGTTGTTGTTCAAACGATTGTTGTTCACTGCTGTGCTGTTGTTCACTGCTGTGTTGTTGTTCACTGCTGTGCTGTTGTTCACTGCTGTGCTGTTGTTCACTGCTGTGTTGTTGTTCACTGCTGTGCTGTTGTTCACTGCTGTGCTGTTGTTCACTGTGATATCTTGAACCTTGATAGTCCGTTTCCTGTGTAATTTTACAGGTTCTCGGATTTTCATATATCTTAGACGGTTACCTATAGCATTAACAATTTGAGATTTAGTCATTTGCTCAGTCTTTTTGATATTGACTTTACGTGCGACGCGTCTTAGATCATCTCTTTTCGTTGTGGAGTCAAAGAGAAGATCATAATCATTCACTTTAAGGGGTGACTTCTTGTCTATAAGATATGTACGATTACCGTTTAATATGAGAGGTGGTAAAGGTAGTTTACCATTTTGAATTTCCTGAAAAGCCTCACACATTTCATCTTTTGTTAGTTTAACATTTAGTGCTGTATGTAACCTAATAAGTTTACCTAGATTATCCAAATCAACATCAGGATCACATGCATCCATATTTATAATAAACTAACAAAAAAAGTATCTATTTCCTGGATGAATATCCAATATTAAAAAGTTTTATTTTATCTTCGTAACTCATATTAAAATTGAATAACGTAGTCTCATCTATATCAATTTCTATCGTATTTATACCCCTGTTATTGTATTCTGGTTTAGTTTGCAAAGATGAACGAACTAAACATTCTAAATACTCTTTTGGGTTATTTATATTTTCTCTATAAACTGAATTAATATTCAATTTTAAACATGTAATTTCATGTACTTTTTTATCAATAAATGGTGACAATGGGACGTGTTCTTTAGTAGCTCCATCGACGTACGTATGTTCTTGATATTTAATGGATGTAAATATTAACGGTATAGCCATACTCATACACACTGCATCAATCACTTTCATATCTGGATGACTATTTTTAGAAAAATACACCGTTTCACCTGTATTCAAACAGAAAGCGGATATGAAAATAGTCATATTTAACTCATTAAATGTCGGGTCTTTACCACAAATATTTATCAATTTTTTTCGAATGGGTTCTAGGTCAATTAGTCCAAATTTACTGAAAAATGACCCTAAACGCATTTTAACTAATTTCGAAATGTCGACAGATAGCATGTTATTATAAATTTCATCTATTGACATTCCCATGGATAAGAATAATGATATAATTGCACCTGCGGATGAACCCGATATTTCTTTTACGTCAACTAGTTGATTTTCGATACGTTTCAGGTATCCAACGAGTGTAAATATCCCCATCCCTCCTGGACCAATTACTAGATATTTCATCTCTTATTTAATAGAACTGAGGAAATTGACGACGTAAAAGCGCGAAGATCACCGCAAACACGAGTGCGTGAGTTAAAGCGGCCACGGGGCTAGTCTGACCAGACTTGAGCACACCACCCGAACCCGGGGGGAGGGTCAAGAGAAGACCGGGGCTAAGTGTGAGGAAGAGAGCAGTGGTCACGAGCAGATCAGTCTTAGTGAGGACAAGGCCCATCGCTTTGGCGACGAGACTGTACACAAGGAAGAACACGAGTGCGTGAAAGAATACTGCGGATTGACCAGTCTTACCATTCATGAACTTGACAGTTTTACCGGTGGTTGTCACCAAAACACCGGGACTGAGTGCAAGAAAAAGGGCGGCTGGTATAGCAACTTTTTGGGTTGTAATATCGGGAAGCATTTAATGTATACACATATAATTTTTCGCGAAGTTACTAAAATCATTAAACGTTGCACCACGCATCATCTCCCCATATAAACCATTATCGTTGATAATCCTCCTGACATTCTTCCATATATGATATAATTCATCGTCATATTCGCGCTCATGGCACGATTCATGTTCCACATAACAAAACTCTACAAAGTCACAAAACTTCCCGGTATGTTCAAGACGTGCATCGTACAAGAGTGTATTCATCGTATTCCACATGTGGTGTAATTCATCTGAGTATTCGACTTCCCAATCTTCGATATTCAGAGGAGTGTGTTCATCATCGAACTCGTCGTCATCGCTGACGTCGGGGTCAAATCCGTTGGTGGCTTCGTATACGTATTGGCTCCAAACCATAATGTTTATTTACTTATTTACTGATCGGGTTTATCTTTTAAACCAGTTAATGAGATGGAAGTCGATTCTTTTGTTTTAAGTCCATCTTTGATGGCATTTAGGGCTCCTTCGACCTTTGCTTCGTCTCCACCAAAAAATGTGTGAAGTCCATCCCTAACTGCATCCTTGCTCATTCCCGACTTTCGCATCGACGTGCGAATACTGATCTTACCTTTCCTGAGGTTAATGGTATCAATACCCTGAGACACCATATGTTTTTTCACGGTTTCCTTTAGACGTTTTTCTTCCTGGTTGAGGATTTTGATATCAGATTTAGCTGCAGTCAGCTGTTTATTAAGATCGATTAATTTGGATACAGTATCCGAGAGTTCAGTAGGTACAGACATTTATATCATTATTACCTATAATCTTTAAGTGTTTAGCAGAGGGTACGTTGCATGGGATCGGGGACGATTGTGGAGTTGTTCCACACGAAAGGATCTTTGGGGTTAGGGGGGTCCGCTCTGAGCTGCTGGTTAGCGTTACGGAGGGCACCACCTACAGTCTCGGGGAAACCAACTTGCTGACGAGGCTCAAGGAAGTTTTGTCCCTTGAGGATATCCTCTGGGGCAAATTGACCAAAATCCTCATCAGATGCCACTTCACGGGGGAGAAGGGAAGAGGCGAGACCAGTACCCTTGTCCATACCACACCCATTACCATTGGATTTAGATGGGGAGCTTGTAGGGGAGCTGGTGGGGCCAAACGCACCATATTCACGTTCACGGACTGAATACTCGGATTTTTTGTTTAAATTGAAAAGCAGAAAGATCAAAACGCCAACGAGAGCTAGCATCATAAGTCCCTGGGAGCGACCTTTTTTCATCATCATCTTTTATATATGTATAACAATTTTTTTATTGGCCATCCTCATCGAGAAGAGCGTATTGCTCTGGGTAAATTTTGGGTGCCACAGTGGGTTTGGACTCGGATTCAGGCTCGGGCTCGGGCTCGGGCTCAGGTTCATCGAAAACCTTCACTTGTACAACGTTCCAAGATGGACCGAATGTTTTCTTGGCGAACCAAATACCATTTAACTCTAGAAGGATATTACACTTTTTACCAACCTGGATACAGTCTGAATCGACGAGCTCATTTTTCTGATTAAAAATCTTAGTTGCACCGATAAGCTCGCCTGTAATTTGGTTGTTATTAACACTGCGTACATAAGCTCGTTCAATTACATTCTTGGAAATCTTTTTACCGAACCACTCTTCCTGATTGATAGTAGCCTGGTCCATATTATCTTGGTCAAATACACCAATCTTATCGATATTCATATCAGAGTTCAGATCGAAGATAATATCATCAGAAACATCATTAATGCTTACATTATTGAGTTGAACAAGAACTAGGCCATCTTCGTTTGTGGTATCAACGAAATAAAGACCATCGTCACCTTTTTGGGGAGTGGAATAAGTAACCATTATACATACTCTAGGTTTCAATTCTTTAAACCAACAAATGGGATTTCTGCAGACTTATTTAACACCTTATTTGGTACCCACGCATTACGTTTTGGTTTAAATCCATATAATGTTTTTACAGCGTTTATATTTTTTGGTATTTTTTTTACATTTATTGGTCGCAAATTGAACTCATTTTTTATGTATGTGTTATTTGTCACATTTTCCCATTTAAGAGTTTTTAAATTAAACCTTTTATTCCCTGACGATTTTTCATAATTCTGAATGTTTATATCTTTCCTAGATGTTTTTACCCCATATACGATCTGTTTAGATAGACGCTCTGGTATCGGTTTCGAAGTAAATTTACCATACTTATAAGGATTTATTTGGGATGCCTTTTTAATAGAAACCTTTCCATCTCGTTTAACAACTGGTTTATTCCTTTTTTTAATTATAGATTCTATTCCTTTAAAAACATCATCGATTGAATCACTATTTTTTATATTTTTATCGAATAGTTGTCCAAGTTTTATGAGACGAAGACGATCTTTCTGCTTTTTATCTGGGCGGAGATTCAATTTACTCATCAAATAAATATCTTCGATTAGAAATTCCTTACTTGCTACGTAAACGTCATTGCGTGTGACAAGTTTTCCAGTTTCTATGTTTATATATGTTATACCTTTGCGACGATTTAAGACTACTTCGTATCCAAATTCTTTGGGGCGCATAAATGGGATATCTAAAATACCACCGAGTGTTTGGGTTTCAATTTTACCAGTTCTAGGTGAAAAGAAACGTATGTTCAAATCGAGAGCAAATAGCTCAACATCTATAAAAATGTCACCCTTGGTGGGGTTAGCGGTGTTACCTATCTTTTTCTTCTTAATAAGGGTATAACGACGAGTTACAAATGGACCATTTGTAGTAAAACCTATACCCAAAAATTTAAAAAGTTTGGAGTGTTTTGTTTTCATATTCAAAATTCTCTTTTTTATACGAGCATTCAATAGTTTTGCAGTTTTACCTAGTTTGTCCCACAGTAACAACTTAGTTGCCTGTAGTTTTCCAAAAAACTTTTGATTTAAGTGCATTCTAGGAATAAATTTTGCATCTATATCTGGGGTTATGATTCTATTTTCGAAATCCATATATAAATTAAATGCTTCACCACCGCTGATTATCATATCACCACTGTCTTTCATGTAATTTGAAAGTTCAGCGATAGTTTCTATTATAATATCACGGATTGAATTCGTTACGAATAAATACATCATTTTTTCGAAGCTTTTGTCTGGGTATTTAGCGTGGACTCTTTCTCTAAATTTACGCAGGTCTCGTTGTTCGTTTCGGTTGAAGTATTTTTTTAATTTTTCATCTTTGAAAAACATATTTTCATTCTCGTATCTATCGACTAACCTCTTCGAATAAATTTCGGTATTCATTATTATTATATCACATTATAATATGGTCTGTAATATTATTGATGAATGTAGGTGTTTTGCGTATTCTGACGTGTCTGACGCAAAGCGTTATCAATTTTGTGGGGTAAGAAGAGGCTCACATGTGATTAATTGCCCAGTAGACTGCTGTCCTGGTGGGTGTCCGGCCCATGGTAATACTATAGAACCCAGAGAACCTTTTAGAATTATAGAACGTCCTCAAATGTCAGAACAATCTAATTTTGACACTAAATTTGTGCTTATTTTCTTGTACATTCTATCGTTATTTACTTTCATGTTATATATCACTTAAAGATTAAACAGGTAAGAAATATATAATGTCTATTGAAATTGTAGTTGCTGAAATCGCCGCCCTTCGTAGTGACGTAAAAACTCTTACCAAACTTGTTCGTAAGATCAAGAACACTCAAGAAGACCCCGATGGTGAGAAGGCTAAGGCTCGTGCCGCCAACAACGGATTCAACCGCAAACAAGATGTGACACCTAAGTTGCGCGCGTTTCTCGAACTTCCCGAAGGTGAGCTTATTTCTCGCTCCGAGGTTACCAAGTTCATTAACAAGTACATTACCGCGAACGGTCTCAAGCATCCCGAAAACGGTCGCCAACTTGTCCTAGACGATAAGCTTCGGGATCTTCTCGCTCCCCCTGCTGACGTAGTTGTGACGTATCTCAACCTTCAAAGGTACCTCTCTCCTCACTACATTAAGAAGGAGGCTTAAAAAAATAAAACTGTATATAACAAATAATAATGTTTGTTACGAAAGATCAAGTCGAACAACTTATTGGTACAAAGATCAAAAACCTTGATTTGTACCAAAAGGCATTTACACATAAATCTGCTATAAAAGAATATGAAACTGCTACAAATTCATTTGAAACTCTCGAATTCATGGGAGATTCTGTTTTAGGATTTATTATCACAAAGTTTCTATTTGATAGACATGAAAGTAAACAAGAAGGTTTCCTCACGAAAGCTCGTACCAAGCTCGTTCGCGGTGAAACATTAGCTCAAATTGCTACCGTATTGGGTCTTGAAAAACTCGTCATCATGGACGAGAAGGGGATGCGCAATGGGTGGAATAACAACCCTAAGATTTTAGAGGATGTTTTTGAGGCACTCATCGGTGCCATCTACATGGACATTGGACTCATCCACGCCAAGGAGTTTATCCTCAGAATCTATCAAGACCCTAAATTTGTGGATATGAATTCTATCACAGTGGATGACAACTTTAAGGATCACCTAATGCGTCACTGTCAGGTGCAGAACTGGCCACTTCCCGAGTATAGGGTTGCCGCGCACCACGAGGGTCTGTTCTATATTGACATCCACATCAATGATGGATTTTGTGCGAGAGGTGTTGCGAAAAGTAAGAAACAAGCTGAACAAAATGCTGCACAGACATATTTTCAGGTAAAAGAAGAACTTAAAAACTACAACTTTAATTAATATAAGATGCACCCGAATGTGAAGGCTCTCTTAGAGCGTGAGTATGCAGCCCAAAAATCTGAAGAGTGGCTCGCTCTCCGTGGTAAGATGTTGACTGCTTCAGATGCAGCTACAGCCATCGGTGTAAATAAATATGAAACACCCGCTGAACTTCTCCTAAAAAAATGTGGTCTCGGGATTCCCTTCTTCGGTAATGCAGCCACAAAACACGGGGAATTGTATGAAGATGAAGCTCGTATTCTATATGAAGAGAGGCATGGTGAGGTTGTACATGAACTCGGTCTATGTCCACATCCGGTGCATACATGGCTCGGTGGGAGCCCAGATGGTGTTTCCGAATCTGGTAAACTTGTGGAAATTAAATGTCCCCCGATGAGACAGATTGTACCTGGTGAGGTTCCTGTTCATTATATGCCACAATTACAATTATGTATGGAGATTTTAGACTTAGAAGAAGCAGATTTTATTCAATATAAACCAGCACTAACGAATTGGCCTAAAGGAGAAGAGTTTGACGTCGTTAATGTTAAGAGAGACCCCGAATGGTGGAAAACCAATTTCCCGATCATGAAGGAATTTTGGGAGAAGGTTCTCTATTTTAGGGAACACCTGGATGAGCTTCCTCCACCAAAGGTCAAGAAAACCCGTGTGAAGAAGGAGGTCCCCCCAGCTGTGTGTGAGATTGAACGCCTCTCCGAAGAAGACTTCTATCACGACGATTGAATTCTCTCTTATTTACAAAAAAAAGTTTAACGATTCGGGACTACTACCTAAATTGAAACCTAAGTGACCTACCTCTACGAGAAAATCAACTTGAAATGACGACGACTGAAGACCAATACACGCTTGCTAAGAACACCCTGAATGGTAGGCTTTTCGCCCCCTACCAACGAGAAGGTGTTCTCTGGATGCTCACGATGGAAGCACAAACGTCTGGACCGAAAGGAGGCTTCTTATGTGACGAAATGGGTCTTGGTAAAACTGTCCAACTTGTGGCTACCATGCTTGGAAACCCAAAGCCCCGTACCCTCATCATCGTTCCCAAATCTATTATCACCCAATGGGCGGAAGAAATCAACCGATTTGCTCCCAATTTGACGATCAACATCTTTGATGGTCCAGATAGGAGAATCAAAGAAGCTGACGTGACGCTTGCACCATATTCTTTACTTACTCCCAAGAATGAATCGGTGAATACCAAGACTCCTCTTCATATGGTTCAATGGGATCGTGTTATATTGGACGAGGCACATGAGATTCGTAACAAGAAGTCCAAACTGTTCAAGAGTGTATGTCGTCTTCCAACACAAATCAAGTGGATTGTGACGGGTACACCGGTGTTCAACTCTATGGAAGATTTTGTGTCACTGACTACCTTTTTGGGTCTCTCAAAGGTGGTTGTACAGGGTATGACCAACAAGATCAAGGACATCTACATTCTTCGTCGCACGAAGGAAGATCTTGCTCAAATCAATGAGCGTCTTCGTTTGCCACCGTGCTACTTTGATAATGTGGAACTTGAGATGTACCCCGATGAGAAGAATCTCTACGAACTTGTGTTCCTCGAGGCACAGGATACGATCAGAGATGCGTTCAGACATGCCCAAAGCCTCAACGCCAAGAATATGGTCATCTTGGAATGCCTACTTCGCGCGCGTCAGGCTATGATATGGCCTCAGATGTATCTAGATGGTATTGCCAAACAAACTGGTGTTCAATCGGAGAAATGGGTTGGACGTTCCAAGAAGATGGAGACCCTTTTCGAGATGATCAAGTCCCACCCTAGTGAAAAAACACTGATTTTCTGTCAGTTCAAAGGAGAGATGAACCACATTCAGAAGAGTATGGATGTTCCGGTGTTTCGAATCGATGGCACAGTCCCCAAAGAAGAGCGAATTAGACAGATTGAGGGTTTCAAAAAGGCTGCACCGGGGGCTGTCTTCATCATCCAGATCAAGGCTGGGGGACAAGGTCTCAACCTCCAAGAAGCAACTCGTGTATATATAACTGGTCCATCGTGGAATCCTTCTACGGAATTACAAGCGATTGGTAGGAGTCACAGGACGGGTCAAACCAAACCAGTGTATGTCAAGAAACTGATTTACAAAGAGTGTGCGCGTTTTGTGAGTGTTGAAGAAGAGATTCTCGCACTTCAAGGACATAAATCCATCGTGTGTTCAAGAGTTCTCAACGATGAAAGAATCGAAAAACAAATACCAGTGAACAGGACGAGTGATAAGATTTCCATCTTGGACATCAGAAAAATTTTCAAAGCGTAATATAAAAGATGATTGGTTCCCGCGCTGAAGTTTTCCATGGTAACGCTGATAACACCTCCGGTGGTCTCGCGAAGAAAGATTTGATAATGAAAGATGGTCGCATCATTTCCAAGGCGGCCAGTAAGGCTGCGAAGAAGTCGCTCAAGAGCAATCCCAAGTTCCAGGCTTTCATTGAGGTCGCGAAGGAGAAGGCTGAGAAGAAGGACGCCTTCGTACTCGTCCCCAAGAAGGGTAGCAAGACTTATAAAAAAATAATCAAATCTATTAAGTAAGTATGACTCTCGCTAAGTGGGATGATTCTGTAAGAATTGCTAAGATTAAACTAGGTTTAGACCCAAAGAAATTTACCAGAGTACAGGGTAAACTTCTTAAGGAGGCTCAAATGATATACCATTTTTTAATTTTTAAACAATAAATTGGAAACCCTTAAGATTTTGTGGTTCGTATACGACGAGTTGGTTTAATTTCCAAGTACAACCAAACTTCCTGTTCAAGAAATACACACTGTTAACTTCAACGATAGCATGTCCCGAATTTCTTGCATAGAGATTGTTAATAATTTCAGTTTTGATTGGGTGTTTATTCGCATTAAACACACTAGCCTTGATCATATCATTATGATCAGTATCAACTTTTACCCTAAATTTCGGTTCTCGGTCAGGAGTTTCCTTAATATTAGAATTAAACATTGTTATTAATTCATTTTTATCAATTTCCTTTCCGAAAATCTCATTAGATTGGTTATAAACTTCATCTATAATTTTATTTTCAATTTCCTTGATATTTTCGTAAAATGTTTTAATGTAATTATCCTCTTCATCGTGCCCTTTTAATGCAAAGTCGATGTTATATTTAGTTGGACCAACTTCAGGGGTGAACCCCGACACACCGAAAGGCATATACATGCGGGGAAATTGAATACGTAAAGGTGTACCATGTTTTGTAGAAATTACAATTTTTCGGTTATTGAATTTTCCAATTTCAATGTTATCGATAGCTTCTATAATCTTAGACATGTTACTTTCTATTACTATCTAAACTTTAAGCTGAACACGCGACACAATCAGGTTCTAGACTAAATTGGATTGGACGAGCCTTAGCTTTTGAACGGAGATAGTACATACCCGTCTTGAGACCAGCCTTCCAAGCATACATGTGCATTGAGGATAATTTGGACATTGTAGGACTTTCCATAAAAAGATTCATAGATTGAGATTGATCGATGAAACGACCCCGGTCCGCAGCCATATCGATGATACACTTCTGACTAATTTCCCATACAGTCTTATACAATTTCTTAATGTCATCGGGAATGTCCGCGATATTTTGGACAGACCCACCAGCCTTGACCATGAGATCCTTCATATCTTTCGACCAGAGACCAACCTTCTTGAGGTCATCTACGAGGTGCTTATTGACAACCACAAACTCACCAGCGAGGGTACGTCTCAGGTAAATATTAGTCGTATAGGGTTCAAAACACTCATTGTTACCAAGAATTTGAGCCGTAGATGCCGTGGGCATTGGAGCCATGAGGAGACTGTTCCTAAGTCCCTTCGTCTTCACACGCTCACGCATCGCGTCCCAATCATAACGACCACTGAACTTGGTCTCACCCTCCCACATATCAGGTTGGAGTATACCTTGGGATGCGGGAGAGCCCTCAAAACTCTCATAAGATCCATCAATCTCAGCCAATTCCGAACTCGCCTCTAGAGATGCATGGTACATAGTCTCAAATATATGCGCATTCATGAGTCGTGATTCTTCGCAGTCGAAGGGGAGACCACATAGAATGAATACATCCGCGAGTCCTTGGACACCGAGACCAATGGGACGATGCTTCATATTGGAACGTCGAGCAGTTTCTACGGGGTAGAAGTTACGGTCGATGACACGATTAAGATTCTTCGTGACAAGCTTGGTGACTGTGTGAAGTTTATCATAATCGAAAGTCTTTGTTTCTTTGTTTACATATTTTGGGAGTGCAATAGAGGCTAGGTTGCAAACGGAGGTTTCCTCTTTGTTGGTGTACTCAATAATCTCAGTGCACAGGTTAGAACTCTTGATCGTACCTAAATTTTTCTGATTACTTTTTTTATTGCATGCATCCTTATACAGCATATAAGGAGTTCCCGTTTCAGTTTGACTCTTGAGAATAGCTTTCCATACTTCCGTAGCTGGAACCGTTGCATTCGCACGACCTTCTTCCTCGTACTTGGTGTATAATGCCTCAAATTCGTCACCATATACATCGGATAAACCGGGTGCCCTGTCTGGGCAGAATAGAGACCAATTACCACTCTCTTCAACCCTCTTCATGAAGAGATCTGGGATCCACATGGCACTGAAAAGGTCGCGGCAACGCGCTTCCTCATCACCTTGGTTGAGACGAAGTTCTAGAAAATCCATGATATCCGCGTGCCATGGTTCAACGTATACAGCAATCGAACCCTTGCGACGACCAGCCTGATTCACATAACGAGCCGTTGCGTTGAATACACGGAGCATAGGGATAATTCCATCAGACTGTCCGTTAGTACCCCGGATGCGAGACTTATTACCACGTATATCATGGATGTGCATACCAATACCACCAGCCCATTTACTAATCTGCGCACACTCAGTTAGGGTACCATAGATGCCATCAATCGAATCTCCTTTGTTTGCAATAAGGAAACAAGAAGACATTTGAGGTCTTGGGGTACCAGCATTGAATAGTGTGGGTGTAGCGTGGATGAAAAAACCCTGAGACATTTTATCATACGTTTCGAGAACGGATGGGATATCCTTACCATGGACACCAATAGCAACACGCATAAATAGGTATTGAGGGGTTTCAATCAATTTCCCATCAACCCTTTGAAGATAACTTTTTTCGAGAGTTTTCAGACCAAAATAACCAAAGTCAAAGTCGCGGTCAGTTTTAATATTATCCTTCACATATTGGGCAACTTCTACAACTTCATCTGTAATAACATCAGCCTTCTGGAGTTTTCTCATTGCAAGATGAAAGTTGTTGGGGCACACCTTTTGAATATTACTCGCAATGATACGAGTCGCGAGAATTTCATAGTCGGGGTCGATTGTGATCATTCCAACACAAATTTCAGCAGAAAGTGTATCGATTTCCTGGGCGGTGATATTATCGTACATAGATGAGAACACCTGCTGGGCAACCTTAGTCGAATCACAATTTTTAGAGAGACCGGAAGTTAAGTTCTTGATCCTATTGGTGACATTGTCAAATTTCATGTCCTCAATACGACCTGATCGTTTAATGACCCTCATATACATTCTCTTGAATTTTTATTTTTAACTTACTTTTTGCATTGGAGGTCAGCACTTCGAACAGAAACTGTCCCGAAAGTTTCGAATTTACGGTTAGGCTGGAGAAGGTAGGTGTTCACGAAGAATGGACCCATCTCACCCGCCTTGGCCACGGGAGCGTAAGAACCAATAAAGCAGGCTGGGGGTTTACATTGGATTTCATCCACGACGTCTGGCTTACTGGCATACACTTCATCAAAATCAGCAATGTTCAACATTTAATATAGTGATATAGTTTTTTTTTCGGAGACTATATTAAATGTGTGACAACCTCCACCTTGAATCCATCAAACAATGTGAAACACCGTTGAACACTTTATTTTTTTCCGATTTTAATCAGAATCTTCTCCAGAGAGGAATTCGTCAGGGTTTCAAAAATAAAACGGGCATCGCTATAGATTATCAGAACAAAGACGATTTATATAGTATAATGCGAGTCGTTTTCATTAACAATTCAGGTGATCATCATTCACGGGTGAACGAACAGGTGAAAGTTATGAATTCTCGTGTTATATCCACTGCTATATCGCAAATTCAAACCGGTGTATCTCAATATTTAACTTACGTTGAAGACATTGACAGCCCCCTGCGACCAATTGATAAACCTATAAGCACGAGTAGGGTGGGGACAAAAATACCAATTAATAACAAGATTGGTATCAATTAAAGATTTGGGTATATTTACTAGTAAGCATGAGTTTAAATTATTATAAAACGGAAACCGAAAAAGTATGTAAAGCTAAAGGGTGGGATCGAGCCGCAGTTGATACTGTATGGCTACTTCTTACAGAAGAATTCGGTGAACTCGCATCAGCGATCAGACAGCATAAAAAAACATATAAAAAGATGCATTTAAAAAAGGAACGTGGAACTGATATAATGATGGAAATGGGTGACGTTTTCAGTTACCTTTTTCAATTAGCACATATGCTAGATGTTGATCTCGACAAGATGTGGGTAGAGCATAGTGAAAAAGTCAAGACTAAGAATTATTATCTAAGTAAAAGTAACCGATGAGTAATTTTATGCTCGAGGATGAAAATGCAAATAATATTATAAATCCTTTTGTCATACATGACTTATCCCTTCCAGGAAATGTGAGACAGACAGGAGTTTTTGATGATTTTTCTATTAAGAAGGATGAAGATGAAACGTTTGTCGTAGATAAAAGTGTATTCTGTGATTATGGTTTATGTAAAGATGCTAATGAGACATGTACATTAAAAAAACGTATTCACCCACGCCCTAATATAGACCGAGGAGTCGCATGTAAAAAAAAACAAATTGTTCCTATGGAACCCGTGGAACCCGTTTATCATATATCCACTAAATTCATTAAATTTATTATACTTCTTGTGATAAGTCTGATTCTATATTTTTTATTACTTTAGTGAAATACTTTAGTCTCTGTGTATCACTGCAAGTATCTATGACATCCCTTAGGTCATTTAAACAAAAATTAACTATCATATCTCTTTGCCATTTAACCTTTGGGTTAATGAAAGGTGGTTGAAATGTCGAATCCAAAATTTTCAATGTATGTATCATTCGGATATATGTATTGATCTTTTGTTTATTGACAAGTATATTATCAATCAATATTTCTGCCATTTTATGATAAACTTCGGTTGTTTTTTCAACCATCGTATCTAAAAATTTCTCATACGGAATACTACATTTTTTAGAATTTATAACAGTCCAATCACCAATTGGACGAGTAAAAATATAGTCGGTATATACTTCATATCCGATATTTTTTACATAACGATCATAAATGAATTCTACAAAATCTACCCCTGTATCGACATCGTGTATAAATTTAGCTGATCGTATAAAGGAAGTCATATACTTTATTATCCTTTTTTATCTCTAAGTTAAAATATTTGTTTATTTATATATGAAAACGGTACATATAACCATAATAATAATACTATTACTTTGTATCATTTCATCTGTGGTAGCTTATATGATGTCATCTACAGATCCAGAACCAGAGCTAGAGCTAGAGCCAGAAGAATATAAATATGATTTTATAATTAATGTACCCAATCATCACGCAAACTATAATCTTCATATATCAGATATCAAAGCTGATGATGTCAGATTGACAAAAGAACACGTTACAATACACGTAACACCGGATAATGCTATATGTAACAGTAAACCTGGTAGTTACGAATGTGCAGAAGGTGCAACTGGGATGCACGATTTGCATCCCATAACAGATAATGTTAACGATATTACATGGACCGCGTGGAATAAAGACACATTACCAAAAGATACAAAGGTTTTTACTGTCACCATGAAAAATAAAGTAAAAAAATTTGAAATTGAACATTGGAGACCTGTATATGTTCCAGGGTTTATAATTAAAGAAAATGACGTGGAGGTTCTTAAAGAGTCTGAAAACCGTGGGTCTGAGACCACTCCATCACCCGTCGTTTATATATATTCTCTATATTAAATTAGTCTAATTGGGTCTTTATAAAATACACCTCTTTTAATCCGCTCCACCCATTTATCATCGGGTGATAAACACGTGTTCATATATAAATTTTCATCAATCATTTTTACATCAACAAAACATTCTTTCAAATCTTGTACCATAATATCGTTTATATATACTTTGTCAAAATAAGACAACGACTTTGTTGTAATTTTACCATATTTGAAGTAATCTATCGGTTTAACCCAAAAATTTCCATCATTGTCATAAGGTAAGTACATTTGTATGTCTATCATAAGCTCATTTTCGTATCCAATTTTTACAGAATGAATCATTAAGTCTCTCATTTTCAAAAGTTGTTCATGTTTGAAATCCTTAACATCTGGATGATATAGTATAATATCAACATCCAACGTTTTATTGGGATTTACTAAGAAATTACCACATATATGCATTTGGACATCTAAGTCATTATCTTTTATGTATTTTTTTATACTTTTAAACCATTTGAAGAAGTCTTCCCGTTTAGGTGGATTATCTGGAAAGAATCCTTCAACTATACCGGTTCTATACACATCTCTTCCCATAAACACCTTAACATTAAACTCTTTAAATACATAACCTAAGTCAATTTAAAGTTTATAATTTTCAAGAAAATATGTATTCATCTATTGCAAATAATAGTTTTTCTTATCTTTTAACTTTGAATGAATTCAGAGATAACATTTCAGATGAGTTTAAACCATCATTAATCAAAATTACGACAATTACCATGGTATCGAAGTTTATGCAAGACATCAATATTAAAAGACTTCGAACTATTTTTGAAAAGATTGGGTCCTTAAAATTAAAAAGAGAAGGTGTAGAGACGGATAATTCATTTGAATGGACACTTAAACCAACTACATTTTACAATCAGATTACACTTACTTACCATGATCAATACAGTACAAAGTCTGTTAAATTGTTCCCAAATGGGAGTGTACAAGTTGCTGGGTGTTGTGACTTATTTGATTGCAAACGAATAATTGTTCAGCTTTCGTATATTCTCAAGAAATTTCTTGATATGGATGACATTCCAATTGATTCCTATAGGATTGTTATGATTAATTCAAATTTCAGTTTGAATTACAATCTCAATCTTATTAAAGTTGCAGAACATTTTGAAAAATATTCAGATATTTTCAAAGTGTCGTTTGAACCTGATCGTTATTCAGCTGTTAAAGTTAAATTTAAACCTGCACAGGACATGAAAGAAATAACAACGAGTATATTCAGCACAGGTAAGATTATTATTACAGGCGCAGAAAACCTAAAAGAAATTGCATTTGGTTATAACATTATCAATCAACATATAAACGAAGAACCTCAGGTGAGAGTGTCTCGCACAGTTGAGACTGACGTTTTTGATGTATATTTGGGATACAAAAATGATTCTATGCTAAAATATATCAGAGAGAGAGGGTTTAAATCGTGGATGTATACGATTGAAAATAGGAAGATTAATTTCTAATTATATATTAAAAATGTCTCAGCGACTTGGAATGGCTGATGGTAGATGCTTTACTCTAAACAGTGCTTCTACTCTTACAAACAATTTCATCATGAATAAAAATGGTATCAAACCAGAAGATAACTATTCTTATCGTCAACTTCTCCAGAAGTCTGGTCCAGAATTGATTACCAAACTACAGAATGAATACCAAGGTAATAATTGTGATTCATGTGATAAAATTTTCAAACCATCTAAAACTTATTGAGTCAAATCACGGTAAAAACTTTAGTACCATACTCTAGAATGTCTACATGTGCGATATGTCTAAACGAAGTCAAGTCAACGAGGAACAATCCTCCGATTCGTTGTGGACATATCTTCCATTCCCACTGTCTAGAGAAATGGAAATCACAAGGTAAAAATACATGCCCCACATGTAGAAAAGTTTTTGATGTATCTCAATTTAAAATTACATTGAAGATTCAAAACAATTATACATCACAGGAAAACTCTGTGCACTTGAACGAAGAATCTATATTTACCGTCTTAGACCGATTTGATTATATTGAGGTCGATAATTTATCTGATATAGAAAGCATTCTAGCGGATCTTGGGATGGGTCTTACCGACTTTGATCCCAGTGTTTTTCACACAGAATGAACTACAATATGTTTCATACTTTAACCCAGGGTAATCTCTCGATGCTTTACGGGGATCTATTATAATTTTACCTTTAGCATCAGTAAGGAGGGGTCCAGTTGCCCACCCACGTTTGTGACTGAATATATTAGCTTTGAAGATGATACGCTTACCCATTTTGAATATACCAGCCCTCTTTATCCGTGATTCTGGTACTTTAAAGAACTTTGCCACGGATGCTATTGTGTCACCAGTCTTGATTTTGTACTCTACAACACCATGTTGCTTGTAGAAGTGGAAGTCCCCTTGACGAATGTAGTTTGTTGGTCTCCCTGGAGAAACGAACATCATTATCTTAAAATATCCCTTTTTACATTTTTCATCGGGGTTGACTTTATAGACTTTCTTTGGGTTATCCGAAACAACGCGTTTCGGTAAATCTTTACAGTGTGTGTAAGTGTGGTTAAGGTTAGAAAGACCAGAACGATCACCTGGGATCGACTTTTGCCATCTATAAGCTTCATAATCACCCACAGCGTAAGCGTAACAATTGTTATTTCCAATACCCGTAGATGTTCCCCATTTTTTATTTGTAAATTTAGATTCAGAACCACTTAATGGAAGTTTACTCATTTACATTTCAGTCAGAAAAAAAATGTTTATAAATAATAAATGATTCAGGAAGTTTCCAAAGCTCGTACTAAGAAAGAAATGCTCATCGAAATTCTCACTTTTGTGTTGACACTTTTAGTAAGCACCTTTATTCTCCGTGTTGTATGGAACAAATCTCTTGTGAAACATATCACTGTTCTTAAACCTATCGCCACGTTACTCGACGCGTTCATACTCGCACTTTCTCTTCAGGTCGTCCGTGGTATCTAAAATAATATATGTATATACCAAATAAGATGTCTATGCCAATGATAGCTGCAGGTGTTGGACTTTTAGTTGTATGTTCTTCTTCTAGTGCGGCTGCTATGATGATGAACACTAAAAAAGAAGATGAAGATGACGACTCAAGTGGAGGTGGAGGTGGAGGTGGAGGTGGTGATGATGAGGATACCGCTCCAGTCGGGACCCCTTCTCAAATTGAGGCTAGTAATCCAGAAACTTTTACTTCAGCTAGCGTATTTACAAAAATAGCAACTTCTCGTTTGGATGGGGTTAACTCAGGGTATCCTTATTCACAGTTTTTTGTAGATGTTCCGGCAAATGCTGTAGAAGAATGCAAAGCTGCGTGTAAAGACAACTCCCTATGTCCGGGTTTCTCAGTGGATTGGCACACAGGTGATAACGTTAATTGCATGATCTATAAGGAAAATAATGGTGAAGGTGAAGCGGCTTCATGTACACATAAGCCATTCCCAGCTAATTGTCGCCGTGATGTGAGAGGGAAGCCTGATGTAACTGAAGGTGGTTTGTGGTGGAGAGGTACTCGCACTACTACGTAATATTCTATAAAATAATCATTATTGATAAGTTGATACAATCAACTTTTGAGTAATAAATAATTTAGACCTCCTTGTACCCCACAGTAGTCTCACCATTGGGGTGTTTTAGGGTGGGGAAAGCCGTCATACCCTTGCACCCCTCCTTATCGCAATCGACAAATGTATGGGGTTTCCCGTTCTTTTTCATGTACTCCAATTGGCGCACGGTCCAGCCACAACCCATGGTCCCGAAAACAGTCCAACCCTTTCCACCACTTGTAGTGGTGACCTGATTAGTTTTCATGAGAATGATGATATTGATAACCGTGAGAATGATGAACGCCAACATTGTTTATATCATAACTATACATTTATTTTCGACGGGTAATGAGTTTTCGTTTTTGTGGTTTCGCCTTCATTACCGCTATAGCTTGTGCCATTGCAACTTTTTGATTCACTGGAGTTTTCCTTCTGGGAACCATAATGACCACAGGTTTTTGAGGTATAGCGGTGGGAATTACGAGTGGCATACTCTTCTCACCTGTGAAAAAAGGCTTGGAAAGAACCTCTTCGAAACTGGTGTTCACAGACTTATTTCCTCTCAGTCTAAAGTTCTTGACAGCATTAGAACCACGCACGAGATAGTTTGCAGGTAAAAGGTTTTCAATGAATGTCTTCACTACACGTTCTGTCCGAGTTCGTGGCTGACTAACAATATCATGTACAGAATTTAAGAAGTAGTGTAAATCGTAATGTTTGTCAGATTTTCTCGAAATACCAATATTTTTGTAATTGTTGGCGTTGATGAGAGGATTCTTAATTCGTGGAAACACGGAAAATCCAAAATCAATCATGACAGCTTCAAATCCTGCATTTGAAACTGTATAAGTCTTATCATCCAACCCAATTTTCAACTCTTTCATGGGTACTGGACGCACTAAAATGTTTCTAAGATGGAGGTCGTGATGACGGAATCCTGGATACTTCTTTTGAATGCGATAAAGGTTATATATTACCTGTAACATGACAGAACGAACGGCAAAGAGAGTGGGTTGGTTCCATAACCAATCAGCTAACTCATGTCCGTTGATGTATTCAGAATAGAGAATGTCCTTATTGTCACATGTCTTATAAAGATACATTTTTGGAACACCGAAACCTTCCAGTTTTTTCGCGATAGTGTATTCCATTTTTGGATTGATTTCATCAATCGCTTTTTTGTAGTTTGCAAGTGGTACATTATTTGTCTTCTCACTCAACGAAGGTGTTCTGATTTCTTTATAGACTATATACTTTTCACATGTATCATCTATACACCCACGGTACACTTTCCCATACTGACCTTCACCAATTTTCACGGCTCCCTTTGTCATCGTTCCATTTTTCTTTTTCAACCAGAGGTGTGACGCAGGGGCGCACGCCTTTTTACCCCTGAGTATTTTTTTTAGGGTAGCGTTCATGATACTATTACATTACATATTTTTGTAGTTTGTCGATACACTCAACATAGGCTTCATCTGTGAGAACACCCCTTCTTCTCAAACTTTTGTAATGTTTGGCGACAATTTCGATATTCGATTTCATCCATTGTATTTTTTCTTTATTGAGTTCCTGATTTTTATGAATCCTCATACACTCACCTT